TCAACTGAATTCATCATCAAAAGTGGCAGGTGGCGTTACCGCCGAAAAGTCATCCAGACCGGAAAACAATGAGCTGAAGTCGCTCTCACAAAGCCGTTTCACTGCCGGATGCTGGATCATCCGTTCAGCGAAGATGACGTAATATTCTTCCTTCAGCTCAGTTGCCCGGCCGATCTCAATCACCGGCTGATATTGCAATATGGCGTCCCGGTAAATAGCCGGCGCGACAAAAATGCCCTGATTAAAAAAGCCAAATGCCTTCATCAGCGCCGCATCATCAAACTCACCGAGGATCTGCGGCTTAAGGCCCTGCACTTCCAGCCAGTGACGCAGCTGACGGCCCATGGCGGTACGTCGCCCGGGGATCAACAGTTTTCGTTCTTCCAGACAGGCAGGAAAAGGCTTAACCGGCAGCGGCTCACGGCAATAAAAGCCAATATCGCATTCTCCCAGCTTTTTCGACAAGAGCCCCGCATGTTGCGCCGAGTCTACCGGACAGTCCGACAATATCATATCCAGCTTGTGCTCACTGAGCTGCTCCAGCAACATTTCGTGCGTAGACTCATAGCAACGCAGATGAATAGAGCCATCGTTAGGAATGACCGACAGCAGCACGCGACTTGCCAGCCGCTTGGAAAGGGCATCGGCAATACCGACTTCAAACACCAGATGGTCTTCCTTGCGGTAATTGACGATATCCAGCATCTCATACGACAGGCTGAACATTCGATCCGCATACTGAAATACCAACTGGCCCAGTTCACTGGCTTCCAGCTGACGTCCCTTGCGCTTGAACAGTTTTCCGCCCAGCCGCTCTTCCAGCTGACGGATCTGCCCGGTGACAGTCTGAGGTGTCAGAAACAAGGCCTCTGCTGCCTTGGTAACCGAGCCTTTTTTCTGTGTCATCCAGAAATAATAAAGATGGTTATAATTTAGGTGCGACAACTCGCGGCCTCTCCAAGTTCTAAGCGGGTTTCAGCGTCATGCCTAATCATAGGTCATCATGTCGGTGTAAATCTGTCGCCACTTCGTCGCCACTATCGCCGCTGTAACGGGTTGAGTTCAACAGCACTTTCAAAGTGGTCTGGCGAGAAGTGGGCATACTTCATCGTGTCCTTGATATTGGCATGGCCTAAGATGCGTTGCAGCACCAGAATGTTGCCGCCGTTCATCATGAAGTGACTGGCAAAGGTGTGCCTCAGCACGTGCGTGGCCTGTCCTTCGGGCAGCTCAATCTTGGCCAAATCAAGCAACTTGCTGAATTCATGGTAACACGGCGTGAAGATGGGGCCAGCACGTTTTGGCAGGCGCTCATAAAGCGCGGGAGAGATGGGTACCGTACGGTTTTTGCGGCCCTTGGTGCGCTGATACGTCACCTTGTGCGGGGTAACCTGAGAGCCGGTGAGCCCTTCGGCTTCACGCCAGCGGGCACCGGTGGCCAGGCACAGTTCAACAATCAGCTGTAGATCAGGATTGCCGTATTCAACGGTGGCCTGCAGCAGGCGATCAATCTCGTCGCTTTCCAGAAACCGGACTTCGGATTCATGCAGTGGCAGAACCCTAACGCCATCCAGCGGATTGCCGCCGTTCCACTCGCCTAGGCGGGTAAGCTCGTTGAATACAGCTTTCAGAAACGCCTGTTCCTGGTTGATGGTGCTCGGCTTAACCGCCAGTTTGTTGGTGTTGTAGCCGTTGTGGATCAGGCCGGCAATACGCCGCTGCCGGTAGTGAGCCCAGTCTTTGGCGGTAATGTCGGCCGCCACCGGGTCGCCCATGCCGGCCACAATGATCTGCAGCTTGGCAAAGCGTGCTTGGCTCTTGGCCAGGTTAGACCCGTGCAACCGCTGCCACAGAGTCACCAGTTCGGAAAGCCGGCGCCGGTCCAGCTTGCTGCCTTCCCATGGCTTGCTCTCAGTTTCGCTCAGCACCCAGCGCTCAAAGTTGAGTGCCTCGCCCTTGGTGGCAAACTGCTTGCGCACCCTGGGCACCTTGGGGCGGGCCTTGCTAGGCCGGCCCTCGGGATATACCTCCACCAGCCACTTGCCAGTGGTCATCTTCCTTACCGCCATTGCAACCTGACCCTTACCCCAACAAAAAGGCGGCAGCTAGAAGATGCCATAAGGAACTCAATGCTTTCATAATGCCTTTTCAGTCAGGGGGCCTAGATCTTGCTCCGCGTTCAAATAATGCAATCTTTTCTGAACTTGGCCATAGTGGCCTTCATAGCGTCCAGATGAGTTTTTGCTGAACTGCGGTACTGCTCAAATGTTTTTGAGTCTTCCTTATGTCTCTCCATCTGGTGGAAGAGATAAGCCATTTGACGGATTCGCAGGTTAAATTCACCAACCACACTAACGTAATTCGGTAGCCGAATAGCATCCCCTTGCTTGATAGGGTACTGACTCTCAAAAGTGCGAAGAGCAGGTTCAAGACGAGTGCTCTTCCATGTCATGTAGTTGTCGTAATCCTTATCAATAGATTCATTCATTAGCTTATACAGGCCAATCTCTTCCGCTCCATCCTGCGCCCGCTGGGCAGCCTGGCAGTCTTCGGTGTCTCTAATTTCCAGGGCGAACGCTGGGGCAGCCAGAGCTAATGCAAGGCCGGCAGCAGTGATCATGGTTTTTATCATCGTGCTTCCTTATCGCTTGGCAGCACGGCCACCGCTTTGAATGCAGGCTTCCATGCTGTTATAAGGGGTATAGTTTTTGGTTTTGTGATAATACCGGCCGCCTTTAGGATGGCAGATATTGGTTTTGCTCTTCTTTACCTGTGGCTCAGACGCAAATACAGGATGCGCTGATAAAGTCGTGAACAGCAATAACGCAGATAAGGGAATTCCCTGTTTTATCATTGTGCTCTCCGTGCTCTATGTTGTTTTAGTTTTTATCGTCGTTTTCGCCGGTACTTCCGGTGCTCGACCATGGTGCCAATGATCACCACGTCACACATATCCGAACGGATAGGTGCGTAATCGTCGTTAAGCGGTACCAGCTCGAAGTATTCAACGCCGTCCTGGTTAAAGCCGCGGGGGCGGTACTTTTTGAAAGTAGCTTCGAGGCTGCCGTTTTTGGCGGCCACGTAATCGCCGGGTACCGGCTCAATATCGGGGTCGATGATCACCAGGTCGCCTTCGCCGAACTCGGGGGTCATGGAGTCGCCACTGATGCGCATACCAAACGCGCGTTCACCTACATCATCGTCGGCCTGCACATATTCATAGCTGCCGTCCACGTCCCGAATTTCCCGCACCGCCGTTAACTGCCCGGCCTGCACATAGCTCAGTACTGGGATCTGGTGCACGCCAAGAATTGCAGGTTCAACATTAACAAAGTGATCAGTTTCCGCTTGTACATCCTTTCCCGTCAGAAGCCATTCAACAGTTACACCAAGAGCGGAGGCTAGCTGGTTAAGGTAGCGCCCCTTTGGTTGATTTAGCCCTGACTCCCACTTGCTGACTGATACGCGGGTAATGCCAATTCTTTTGGCTAGCTCCTCCTGCGAAAGATTGAGCTTATGCCTACGGGCTGAGATGCGATCGTTAATGGTTTCCATAAACCTAAGTTACCACCCTTAAGGGAAACCTAAGTTTCGGAATCGCTTGACGCCAACCGACACATAAGTTAACTTCAAAATCACAAACCGAAACTTAAGTAACTAACGGAACCTGAGCGATGAAAAAGGATGATGTCCTAAAGCACTTCGGGGGCGTTATGGCTACTGCCAAAGCGCTCGGCATAAGTCATGCGGCCGTTGGGAAATGGGGCAAAGAAATCCCCCAAGGACGCGCTTACCAGATACAAGTGCTAACCAAAGGGAAACTTAAGGTTACACAGCTGGATAGCAAGTAATTAGGAGCCATACCCATGAAACAACTAAACGTGACTTTCGACACTCCAATATGCACTCCCGATGTGTTTGCTGAACGTGTTGGTATTTCAAAGTGCACCGTAGACCGAATGGTCAAAGACGGCCGCATTCCCATCCTGCCCAAAAAAATCCAGGGCGAGCGCACCCTTATTAATTTAATGGCGCTCAGCCAATCGGCGCTGGATCTCTACCAGCCCCCTAAACCCCGTGGCCCCCGTGGCCGGAGTAAGGCGGCATAACCGCCTTCTTCATCTTTATTAAACCACGCCATGGATGCATCAAAAATGTTGAATATTAATACAGATAAACAATGTGAAAACTTCACTCACTGGAATTCAGCCGTAGCCCGCTTCAAAGACGCTCATAACCAGAGCGACGTGGCGCGCAGCATGGGGATGAAACCACAACTTTGGATAAACAAGTTGGTAGCAAAACATGCTGCAGAGCCCACAGTAAAAAATATCATCGCAGCTGCTCGGGTTACTGGCGACCACACCCTGGTGCACGGCCTGCTGCTGGAGCTGGACATGGCAGGCATTGCCCTGCCCAAGAGCAACCACAAGGCAGACGAACAGGCGCTTACCAGTCAGGCACTGGAGATCACCGCCACCGCCGGCGAACTGGCCCGGGATGCCATTGATGTCCAGCAAAGCGGGCAAGTATGCAAGCAGCGCAGAGATCGCGCCGTAAGCAAAGCCACCGCCATGATGGGCACCTTGGCTTTGTTCGTACACACCATAGAAAGCCGCTTTCACGCTATCCCCGGCATGACCGTTGCTTTCGACACGCTCACCACCAGCGCCGTACCCGGACTTTCTTGAGGAACCACGCCATGACCATTATCAACACCGCCCGCCTGCTGCGGGTTGAAACCCCCGTTTGCACCCCGGCCCTGCGCCCGGAGGTGATTACCCATCGTAACCGTCCCGGATTTATTGAGCGGCAGGACGGCAGCTGGATTGTGCTGCCCATTCAAAACCGCCGCCCCAACAAGCCCAAAGCCCGCCGCCGTTTGTGGAGCTGGTTGGCCGGCCAACTCGGCACCGGAGGTGCGGCATGACCGCCTATAGAGAAATCACCCAGTCAGCCGGCGAGCTGGCTATTAACAACATGCGCGACATGGTCGGATGCACCCGCATTGCCAGCTGGTGGAATGGTTTGACCAAGAGTTCCCGTGAAGGCCTGTGCCGCACCGCAGCTCTCAAGCCGGCGGTGTATTGGAATAAAGCCCTGGAAGAAATGAGCGACGACGAGCGCGAAGCAATACGCCGCGCCGTAGTGGAATTGAAAAGCGCCCTGGCCAGTTTTGCCGCCACCGACCGCAGCGAATGGCTGCATGTGGCCGACTACCCGGGCCAGCGTCATGACGAACCGGCCATGACAGCACAGCAGCAGGCAAAGCGGCAGGAATATTTAGAACAGCAGGCACTGATGATTCAGCGCAAGGCAGAAATGGTAAAGGCCGCTCAGCTGTAACTGAAGCGGCCTTTGGATGTGTGCATCCACGCCAATGAATACCACGGAGTAAATATGACACAAATTAACACGATTAGCCAGGTAGCCAACGGATACCTGAACGAGTTCAACAAACTGGCCCGCCAGAACAAAGCTGCAGGCATGGAGCTGCAAACCGAATGTGCCCTGGAGGCCTTGGCCGAAGTGGCTCACCAGTCCGGATACGACGCCCTTTATGAACAGATAACAGAGCGCAAAAATGCCCTGTGGCTGCATGCCCCCATGGCCTCCATTACTGCCGGAGGTGAGGTATGACTAACATCGTGGAATTTCTCATGGATGAGCTGGTTTACAACGCCAAATTGAAAGAGCGGAATATCGATCAAGCCAAACTCAGCGTTGAGCTGGCTTCCAGCTACAGGCTGGGAGGTAGACGCCAGCAAGCCGCGCAATGTCTGCATTTGGCCGCACACGCTCGCAAGCAAGCTGAAAAGCACGGCGCTGCCATGACTGAGCGTGAACTGTTTCGCCGCTTTTACCGTGCTGCTCGCCTTGATGCTCAAGCCGGCATTGCAGACATAGAGCTGCGCCACATCATCACTGAAGATGCCGTTAACAGCGGCTTTAGCCCCGCAACTGTTCTTCAGATCCGTGCCGCCGCCCTTAATGCCAGCATTAACGCCATGCTGCCCGTGCGTGAACCCAGTAAGCAGAGCGTGGCCATTCAGACCATGGTGTTCACCTTTGGCCGAGTGACCAAGGGGGTGAGTGCATGAAAATGAAAGACCGCAAGCTGAACGCCACCGACCACCTTCGCGCCCATTGGCGGCAGGCCAAGGCCGATTTTTGGCGGCACTGGCGGGAGTGCTTTGAGAAGAAGGCCGACCGGGCCCGGCTGCTGCTGGACCTTGGCACCATTCGCTCTCTCTATTGGCAAGCCCTGGGCCTGAATGCCCTGGCTATTGCCACCACCATCAGCGCCTGGTGGCGCAAAACCGCTCCCGTTCATCAGTTAGGCTCACAGGTACTTTAATGACTCTACATGTTGAAGCGGCCGATGTGGCCGCCTTTTTTGCGCCTGCTAAAGAAGAAAGCGGCCCCCGCGTGGCCGGCACCAAGGTTAACACCGAGCTGTACCAGGCACGTCACGAAAAAGACAACCTGAACTGGGCTACCCAACTGCTGGATGGCATAGAGCAGCATGCCGCCGGCAGCCTGTTCAAGGAATACCAATACAGGCTCAAAAAATATAAACCACGCAGCGCTAACATCTGGCTGCGCAAAATGGTGGAAAAAATACAAGAGCACGCTGCCCGCTTCCCCCTTCCCCTGCGCATGATCGCCAACGAAGCCAGCCGGGCCAACATTGCCCGCGAGTGGGCCAATGCCGTGGTGAACATCATTCTGACCATGACCGAGCAGCACACTAAAAAGGTAAATGCCGAAGAGCTGCTGAATGCAGCCATGGAGCCGGCCCGCAAGTGGGGCATTTCTCCGTTGCTGCCCACCTTCAAAAACGTCTGCCCCATAGAGGGCTTCAGTGATCGTGATCTGGATGTGACCGCCGCTGCCCTCGCCCGCCTGCAGGATGAAGGGTGGTGGGAGCGCCAAATCACCAAAGCCTGGAACCGCTATACAGAGCACGTGGCCATCATTGTGGGCAAGGTGCGTAGGGGCGTAAGCCCTTATGTATCGTACAAAGCAAAACAGGAGCACTGCGAGCGCCGTCGCGCCGGTGCTGCCTGGGTACGGAGCATGTATGCCGTTAATGATGAACTGGGTCTGGAAATTCCGTTGGCCGAGGCAGTGAAGTCCAGCATGGCCAACCCAGAGCTGCGCCGGCTGGAACTGATGATGCGCATGCGTGGTTTTGAGGAGGTAGCCGAAGAGCATGGCCTGGCGGGTGAGTTTTACACCGTAACCGCTCCGTCCCGCTATCACGCCTGGACTGTTACCCGCAAAAAGAAAACCGTGCAGAACCCCCGTTACGACGGCAGCCACCCCCGTGATGCACAGGCTCATTTGTGCCGCCAGTGGGCCAAGGCCCGCGCCAAACTGGCCCGCATGGGCGTGCGCTTTTTTGGCTTTCGCGTGGTTGAGCCTCACCACGACGGCACCCCCCACTGGCACATGCTGCTGTTTGTGCGCCCCGAGCAGCGACGCCTGCTGCGCTGGGTGCTGCGCAAATACGCCTGCGAGCACGACAAAGCTGAGCTGGCCCGCACCTATAAGCCCCGCTTTGACTGGGTGGCCATTGACCCAGCCAAAGGATCCGCCACCGGCTACATTGCCAAATACATCGCCAAGAACATTGACGGCTTCAGCGTTGGCATAGACGAAGAGACCGGCACCGCCGCAGAAGAAACCGCCACCAACGTGGCCGCCTGGGCCAGCCGCTGGAACGTGCGGCAGTTTCAGCAGATTGGCGGCCCGTCAGTTACCGTGTGGCGCGAGCTGCGCCGCCTGCGCGAAGCCACTCAAAACCCTATTCTGGAGCCGGCCCGCAAGGCTGCAGACAACGGCAAGTGGGCCGAATTCGTTAACCTGATGGGCGGCATAGACACCCAACGCAAGGATCATTTTGTTCAACTCAACCACCTGATGAAGTTTGCCGCCAGCAAATACGGCGAAGACGTAAAGAAGCTGCGCGGCCTGCGCACAGTTAACACCGTCATTTGTGTGGACGGCATTCCTTCCGCCGTTCGCCTGGGCCAGGAAGTGGACACTCGGCACCAGGGGTGGACCTTGTCGCGGTCTGGTCTTGGCGAGCGCAGCGAGTTGCCCTTAAGCGGCGACAGCCGCGCCCCTTGGAGTTCTGACAATAAGTGTACGGGGGATCAGATTTTGGCAGAAAAGGATCCCCTCAAGCGTGAGCTGGCCCTGCTCGGCCTGGATGAAACAGACCTGGCACGGCTTCAAACCGGTGCCGTTATCACCATGGACGGTTTATTTATCAGCATTCGCAACGGCTGTTTGAATACCAGCCGCCAGCGCCCGGGCATGAACCCGCCCGGACGGCAGGAACGTGCCGCCGGCTACCGCGCCGAGGCCATGAAGCTGCTGCGCTCAGGCCAGGATCTTGAGCCCTGGCTGGCCAAAATCCCCGAGCAATATCAGCAGCTGGCCCTTGATCAAGCTGCAGCCCTGATAGAGCAGATGGAAGATGAAGCCAACTGGCTGGAAGACGCTGCCCCCAAATACCACGAAGACGACTTTACCAACTGGATGAACGACCTCTACCACGGGAGTGAGCATGAGTAACACCACTCCCGAACAAGAGGCCGCCTGGGCACAGCAAAAAGCCGAATGCCTGGAGCGCACTAACCAATGCCGCCAGTGGCTGAACACCCGCAACCGACCGGCCATAAACAACTGGCTAAACAGCCTGGAGCCGGCAGAACGCGAACGCTGCAAAACCGTATTAAACCGAATGATGGAGAAGGACTGATGAGCATTAACATCCAGATAAACGAAAAATACATCATCACCAGCGACAACCTGCAGTTCATCCTGAACCAGGTAGCAGTGAAGGGCGACAACTCCAATCAGGCCGGTGAAACCTATCTGAAGGCTGTGGGCTACTACCACAGCATAGATCTGCTAGTGAAAGCACTGATGCAGCGTGAACTGCGACAGTCCGACGCCACCACCCTGCAGCAGTGCCAGCAGATCATCGCCGACACCGCAGCCGCCTGCCTGCAGGCCTTCAAGGTTGGCATGAAGCCATTGGCCTTCGTCGGCTTCGACCCTGGCGAAGACATGAGCGAAGAAGAAAGGCACCGAATCGAGAAAGCGCTGGAAGAGTCGCAGCGGCACCTGTTCACTGCAGAAAGCCACCTGGTCCGCATGGGAGTGGCGAAAGGATGAAAGCAATCGACCTGTTCGCCGGCTTCGGCGGCTTCTCGACTGGCGCCAAAATGGCAGGCGTGCCCGTAGTATGGGCCGCCAACCACTGGCCCGACGCTGTGCACTGGCACAGCGTAAACCACCCGGAAACCCAGCACGCTTGTCAGGATCTGCAGCAGGCTAACTGGGCGCAGGTGCCTGCTCACGACCTGCTGCTGGCCAGCCCCTGCTGTCAGGGGCACAGCAAGGCCAGGGGAAAAACCAGCGGCAACCCCGAGCATGATGCCAGCCGCTCTACCGCTTGGGCGGTAGTGTCCGCCGCCGAATACCACAAGCCCGACTTCGCGCTGATTGAGAATGTGCCCGAATTTATGCAGTGGCAGCTTTACACTGCATGGGAAGCGGCCATGAATGCGCTGGGCTACAGTCTGGCACCGCATATTGTAGACGCTGCAGATCTGGGCGTGCCACAGAACCGGGTGCGCCTGTTCTTGGTGGCCAGCCGCTCAAAATCACCGCTCAAACTGAACCTGCCAAAGCTCGACCATGTGGCTGCCAGTTCATTCATTGACTGGGAAGGTGGCCGATGGTCAGCCATCAACAAGCCGGGCCGCGCCGCCGCAACTCTGGAACGGATAGCCAATGGCAGAAAGCAGTACGGCGACCGCTTTGTCATGAGCTACTACGGCAACACTAAGAGCGGCCGTTGCCCCGGGCGACCAATAGGCACTATCACTACCCGTGACCGCTGGGCGGTGATTGACGGCGGCTGCATGCGCATGTTGAGTGCCGACGAGAACTTGGCTGCCATGAGCTTTCCCGACTGGATTCAGCGGCCCAAAAACCACAGGCTCACCGTGCACATGGCCGGTAATGCAGTGGCACCGCTGGCAGCAATGCATCTGATTAACGCCATCAAGGAAGCCGCATGACCCCCACCGACCGCAAACGTAAAAGCCGCGCCGCCGCCAGGGCGGCCGGTATCACCAAAATTGAGGTGATGCTGGGTTCTGCAGAAATAGAGCGGCTGCAGCAGCTGTGTGAAATCCGGGGCGGCGTGCGCGGCCCCTATACCCAAGACGAGTACATCAGCCTGCTGATCCACCGCAACTGGCAGCAACTGCAAAGCCAGCTGGCCAAACTGGGCAACTGCAGCCACTGCAAAAGCCCACTTCCCGGCGGGTGTGATGGCCTGCTAAAAGGTGATGCCCGATGCTGGCACACCGAAAAGTCCAAAAAGCTGGAGCTGTGACATGTCACAAAAGATTAAGTGGTATCTGCTCATGGCCCTGCTTTGCTCCGCCTGTTACCTAACCCCCTATCTGTTGGGAATGGCATTTCCCTACTGGAGTGGGTTGCTGATGTTCTGGGGCGGCATGGTGTATCAATGGGCAGTGAACGCAGGGTGGTAAAACAACCATGCCCTTTCCGTGAACGTGGAAAATAAAGTCAGTTTGATTGTATTGACAATCAAACTGGCGGGCATTATATTTGAACCATGAGTTGAGCAAGACGCCACTCACCGCCCCGGCGGAACCGGGCACCAAGGAGTCAGTCATGAAGATGTACCACAGCACCTCAGTTGAAAATTACCAGTCCATTATCAGTGATGGTTTTCTTTCTGCCCCAGTGTATCTCACGCCGTCAAAAAAGATTGCTGAGGAGTACGGAGCTAATAATTCCCCTGAGTTTGTGATTATCGAGGTGAACGTTGATGAAGCAGGCTTCTGTGCTGATGCAGAGTTTGTAAAAGGCCAAATGGAAGCGGACCAAGCCATTGAAGAAAGCCTTTCTAACGGCTCAGTTTTCATTGATGAGGATGTATCTGTAGCTGGTCACATTGCATCACACTATGAAGACTACGAGGAGGTTGGACTGTGAACGAAAGCAAATTCAAAACCTATATGGCCGCCGCCGAAGCCGTGGGCGGGGACTACGCGACAGGCTACCATCGCGGCCTGCGCCGCCACTACCACGGCGAGCAGTTCGGCACCGAGGCCGAGCACCAGCAGTGGCTGGGACTCGACGGCCACCGCCAAGATATGGGCGACGGCTACCGCGACGGATTTGAAGGAAGACCGCCCCGTGGCTTTCATGGCAACCTGGGCAACCTGCACGCCCAGGGCGAGCTGCCCGCCGATACGCAGATGCAGATCCGGCTGAACAGCCAGCTCAAGGCGAAATTCGTCAAACAGGCCCAGCGCGAGGGTATGAAATTGTCGGCCTGGGTGCTAAAAAACCTGGACGCCGCCTGTGACTAACATCACCAGCAAGGCGGACGTGGACGCCTACCTCAACCACGACCGGATCGAGTGTCTGGAGTGCGGGCAGCGTTACCAGTTTTTGCCGGTACACCTCAAGCGAGCGCACCAGCTCAGCGCCGAGGAATACCGCGAACGACACAACCTGCCCACCGGCACCCCATTGGCCGGGCTGGGCTACCGCCAGGCCCAGCGTGACAAACTCAACCGCATGATCGCCGCCGGCACGCTCACCCATGACCACCTGCCCGCCGCCGTGGAGCAGGCCCGCCGCGCCGGACGTGGCCAGCGCCGGGATTACGATCTGGCCGAGCAGGGCGAGATCGCCAAACGTATCGAGCACCCGCAACTGCCACCCGGGGCCAAACGTGCCAATGGCCGCGACGCCGACCACGCCCGCCAGTACCAGCGTGAGTACCGCGCATTACAGGCCGGAAATATCACTCAGGAGCAGTTGAAGTTCATCAAGGACAATTTTTTCATTCAAGGGATGGACTGGACGGCCCGTCGGCTCGGCATGACCAAACCCGAGCTGGCGGCCATCGTGGAACAAATCGGGCTGAAACAACCAATCAAGATCCGGCGCTGGACACCGCAGGAAGATGAGTTTATTGCCGCGCACCTCGACCAGCACGGCACGGCTTGGGTAGCCCAGCAGCTGGGCCGCACCTACAACGGTGTGAACACGCGGGTCACTACCCTGGGGCTGAAAAAGGGCAGCCGAAAACAGGTGCCACGGCAACCCTGGACGGACGCCGATGATACCAAACTGAAGCAAATGCTGGAGGCGGGCAGTTCCTACGCCGAGGCCGCCAAGGCGCTGGGCCGGTCGCTCAGCGCCACGCGGGCACAGGTGTTCAAAATGGGCTACACCTTCCAGCAGCAGTGGCGGCGTTACACCGACGAGGAATTGAGCACCATCATCACCCTGTTCGGGCAGGGAAAAACAGCCGCGGATATTGCCCGGCACCTGAAACGAGATGCCAACAGCGTCAGGGGGAAAATGATTGAACTCGGGCTGGTAGGGAAAACGCCCCGCTGGTCAGCCGAACAGGAGAAATTTCTGATCGATAATTATGCCAGCCTGGGGGCGGCTGGCTGTGCCGAGGCGCTGGGTCGCACCGTGAACAGCATTCAGGCCAGGGCCGCCCGCCTGGGGCTGCGCCGCCGCTGACCTTTCCGTGACCCCAACACCCAACCACAAAAAAGGGCGCTTATTGCGCCCCTTCCAGTTCATGCCGGCTGGCTACAGCTAAGAAATGACTGCGATCCCGGTATTGCCCTTGTGAATATTTCACCCTGTTATCTATCAGCTGAATCAGGCCATCAGGCAAGCTGACATTAATACGCTTAGGCTTGCCCATAAACTCACTAAGATCTACATCCAGCAGTAACCAACCGTCGCAATGATTGTAATCTTCTAGCTGTCGATAATGGCGTGGTCCCATATCCCTAATGTTGCCGACACTAACTCCATTGCTAACCATTTCCTCAACTACCAGGGCAATCGCCTCAGTAGCCATGGATTTTACTTGCTCTTCACTGTCGGCTGCGCTGAAGCAAGCATAATCATCAATACAAAGCGCAGGCACCACTAGGCCGAGCGCCTCCCCATCATGGGATGGATATTCAACACCGACTGAAAACAACATAAGTACCTCCGCTAAACACCGTGATAAGTCCAAGGAGCGGGGGGATTAAATCCCCGCCGCTTTCTTAATGGACTTGATGGTTCCGACTGGCAGCGACTTCTTTGGGTGCGGTACTGGAAATGTTTTGCCTGTGATTGGTGAAAACCAGATCTCATGGCTTCCCTTCCCTTGCCGTTTAAGTTCGCAGCCGGCGGCCTTCAATTCCTTGATCAGGTCTCCTGATGTCATTTAGTACCTCCTAACCAAGTGATACCATTATACACACCAATACACACAAGTACACACATATACACACTAAATTTTGAAGAAGATAAAAAAGGGCGCTTATCGCGCCCCTTCCAGTTCCCTTAATAAATCTTGTTGTGCCCCCGGTGGCAGTGCCCTTGCCAGGTGAAATGCCATCTGGCTGGTGGTTTTGGCGCTGGGGCTAAGCGAGTGCCGGTAGCCAAAGCTGGCCACCCAGGTGTGGCCGCATTCGGCATCATTGCACTGGCAATACAGCTCGGTGTAATCACGGCTCAGGCGGTTGGTTTTGGTTATCCGGCCTTTGCTGCCACACTCCCTGCAATAAACGCGCATGTGTAATTACCCCTCAAATAAACATGTACCTATCATACCGCATCTGGTATCACACGGCACCAAACCACTGGCTGTTTATCCAGTTATTCCAGCACAAATTCCAAGGCCAGCCGGGCCGGAATATCCGGGTCCGAATTCACTTCATCAGCAATCAGCTCACACAGCGGCAACACCTCGTTGCGGGTGTAAACGGCGTCTGTCTTCTCCGGGTCACCCAGGCCGGCGGCATTGCTCGGGATAATGCCCGCTTGCCCCGGCGGAAACCGGTGCGCCGTGAGCACGTCCTGGGCGCTGATGTTCTTGATGCGGTCAAAGTCGTCCTTGGTGGCAATGTCTCCCACCGGGATTAGCTTCACCCCATCCGGGTTGCCGTTGGGAATGTTTATAAACAGGCTGCGGAAGTTGCCCACCCCTTTGGAGCTTTGAATTTTGGTTTTCAGATCTTCTTCCTGGCTTTCGCTCAGGTTCGGGTCGGTGGCGTAGAAGATAAAGCCCATGTGGGCACCGTTCTGGTAATAGCGCCTCCGGAACAAGGTAGCGTCCCGGTTCAGCAGCGCCGACTGAATTCCGCCCAGGTAATCCGGCAGGCCGTAAATCTGCTGCCGTGGGTCATACTGCGACAGATAGATCACATCGTCCTGCCGGTAATGCAGTTGCTCGTTGTTGGCCCGCAACAGCCGAAAGTCCCCGCTCTGGTGCCGGCGCAGATACATGGACGGCAGCGGATGCAGCCGCACCACCCGGCCCAGGCCGTTACGTATCTTCAAAAAGGCAGCGTCACCGAACTGGATTAGATCATGCACAAAGGCCTGCATTTGCCGGCGCTTGAGCCCGGCCCCGCCCTTAAAGCGGCCAGATACCATATTGCGCCGGGCGTAAATCAGCGCCCCATGGTGGGCGTTGGTGTTGGCGATCTGGGCCAGCCCCTGGCGGCTGATGGGCGTGCTCCAGTAGTCGGCATAATGGTCATAAAACAGTTCGGCGTAATCGGTCAGCCAGCGGTTGGGCTCTATCGCTTCAGGCTCGCCAAAACTAAAGGCGATCAGATCTTTGGATTGGTTGGGTTCGCTCATTTTTGAATAGCCCAGGTTGAAGTGCGTTTGTTCGTGTGGTCCAGCGGCTCATTGATCACCGCATGAGAAATGGCAAAGAAGTCATCGGCGTGGCCGGTGGTGGCGTCCCGTCCGGCCTTAAAGGTCATGGCATTGCCACTGCCAGTGGTGGTGCGCTTGATGGCCATAAAGGCCAGCGGAATATCTTTCAGCAGCCGGTCCCAGCTGATGCGCCCCGCCTCCACCACGTCGATCATTTTCAGCACCAGGCGGTTTTTGCTCTCTACCGAGTAGTGAATGGCATGGGCCTCGCGGGGGAACTTGGTCTTAAGCAAATCGAACACGCCAGCACCGATGCCAGTGATGTCCACACCAATGTAAGTCACCCGATAGCGTTTAAATATCTTGGCGATTTCCGCTACATGGTGCTGAAAGTTCAGGCCTCGCCAGCGGTGCCGCTCCAGCACCCGGAACGGCTCACCGCTGAGCAGCGGCGGGGCCACCACCACCAGGGTGGCGTTATCGCGGGTGCGGCTCGGGTCATAGCCCAGCCACACTTCCCGGGTGCCGAACGGCCGGGCCGCCCGTGGGTCGAAGTCTTCCCATAGTTCGGTGTCGACGCCGCATCCTTCCAGCTGGCCAAACTTGAACACGCTGGCTTCGTCGTCCACGAACTCGCACATGAACAGGTTACGGAATACCTCGTCGGCGTATTCGTCCCGCAGCTCGTCCACATCAATCAGGTTGCAGCCGCTGGCCACGGCATCCTCCACGGTAATGGCATAGCGCCATTGCCGGTCCGGGCATACCCGGCCGCCGTCGCGGTAGTCATCCAGTGTGGGGAATTCCACGTCTTTGCGGCTGTCTTTGCCGTTCTTCCAGTCGTCCCCGGTCCAGAAGCCATAGCCCGGATGGGCCTTGGCCGAGGGCGTGGAGAAATAGGTTTTACGCCAGCGGGTTTGCGTGGCCATGGCCGAGGCCACGTTGGAAAGCTTGGTAAAGCCCGGGATCCAGAAGTATTCGTCTATGTAGACGTTGCCAGACCGGGACTGGGCGCTGTTGGAGTTGGTGGAGAGAAAGTGCAGCTCAGCGCCGTTGCTTAAGATTATCGGGTTGCCCGACAGCTCCACGCTCAGGAACTCCCGGGCAATGTTAATGATGTAGGAGCGGAACACCTCGGCCTGGGCACGGGTGGCCGACAGGAATATCTGATTGCCGCCGGTCAGGGCTGCGTCTTCCAGCGCCTCGCCGGCAAAGTAATAGGTCATGCCAATCTGGCGCGACTTCAATATATTGCGGGTGCGCGGCACCTCCGGATCGTGCATGGCCTCGCGGCAGCGCAGCTGATAGCCAAACAGGGTATCCAGAAACGGCTGAAAGTCTTCCGGCAGCAGCTCGCCCACGTTGTTTTTGGCGGCCTTGCCTTTTTTACCCTTGCCGCCTTTGCTCTGGCCACCACCCTTGCGGCCGCGCCGTGGCTCTGGTGGCTCGTCGCCGGCAGCAATGGCCGCTTCCCGCTCTTTCAGCCCCACTTCCTTTTCGCGCAGCTGCAGCAACTCTTTCTTCAGCCGCACATGCTGGCTGATCAAGCGGTCCAGTTCGTCCAGCTCGGCCTGGCTCTTTTTCTCCCGGTTCAGCAGCAGCTGCACCCGCAAGGCAATGGCATCCTCCAGTTGAATTTCCGACAGCAGTGCATCCCAGGAATATTTCTCCACCCACTGATACACCACCCGCACCGAGTTCAGGCTGAGTTCCTGGGCAATTTCCCTGGGCAGCCAGCGCTTTAAATACAGCCCCTTGGCGGCGTTGCGGATTTCTTCTGAGTAGGCCATTGCGTTCCGTGGTTGTGATGAATGCGGCCATCATACCCACCCGAACACACCTTCTATGCCCCTGAAATTCCTAGAAATTCCGATAACGTAAAAATCGGAATTGAGCGGAACAGCAACAGATGAAATTGCCGCCGCAAGGCCCTAGCCTGTCGCCATATTTGAACACGAGCAGGCACATGAAACCCGATTCACGGTTACGCACAGGCTGGATTTGTATTGCCACCGAAGGCAACAGCGTTGACGGGCGTTATATCTCCCGCGAATGGCTCACCGATATGGCCGAGACCTACGATCCCGACCACTACACCGCCGTTATCTGGCCGGACCATTACCGCTGGTCAGCCATGGGCAGTGTTGAAAGCCTCAAGGCCGAGGAAGTAGACGGCAAGATGAAGCTGTTCGCCGTGCTGCGCCCGAACCGGGATCTCATCTATTACAACCAGATCGGCCAGTACCAGTTCTGCAGCATTGAACCCAAGGAGCAATTCGCCGGCGGCGATAAAACCTATCTGATAGGTATGGGTGTCACCAGCGAGCCGGCCAGCACCGGCACCACCCGCATGCAGTTCAGTGCCAACGGCAAAGAGCACAACAAGCTGATTGGCCAGAGCGAGCCGTTCAGCCTGAAAGAGCTGGCCGATCGTGAGCAAGAAGTGGGCATGTTCAAAAAGTTTACCGCCTGGCTCAAAGGCCAGGAGCAAGAGCCCCCTGCCCCCACCGACAACACCCCCGAGGATCCAGCAATGGACAAAGAACAGTTCAACACACTGCTGAAAGCGGTTGAAGGCGTCGCCACCAAACAGGGCGAGCTGGAAACCCAGTTTGAAGCCTTCAGCAAAAAAGAAGAGCCGACCCCGGCCAGCGAACCTGAGACGAAACCTGAGCCCGAGCAACCCGCCACCAAAGGCATCACCGCCGAGCAGTTCACCAAACTGCTGAATGCCGTAGAAGGCGTGGCCAGCAAGCAGGGCGATTTGGAAACCCAGTTCTCCAGCCTGCTGAAAGAGCAGCCCGGCCAAACCCCCGGCGGTGCCCCCGCTGGCGGCGACATTTATCACCTGGTTTAAGGAGCAAGCATGAGCCAGATCCTCACCGCCCAGGCCGCCGCCATGCTGCAGCAATATTGCTCTCAGCTGGCCAAGGGCTACGGCATTGATCCCCAAAGCCTGAAACAACAGTTTTCCGTTGTTGGCCCGCAAGAAACCCGCCTGCGTCAGGCGCTGCTGGAGTCCGCCGACTTCCTGCGCATGATCACTCTGGCCGACGTGGACCAGATCAAGGGCCAGGTAGTAGACGTGGGCATTGGCAGCATTCACTCGGGGCGAAAGGCCTCGGGCCGCTTCATCAAGGAAGTAGGCGTGGGTGGCCACAACTACGAGCTGACCGAAACCGACTCCGGTGCCCTGCTGTCCTGGGCCACGCTGGCGGTATGGGCCAACGCCGGCAACGAAGGCGAGTTTCTGCGCCTGGTAAACGAGTTCATTAACCAGACCTTTGCGCTGGACATGATCCGCGTGGGCTTTAACGGCACATCAGCCGCTGCCAACACCAACCCCACCAAAAACCCCTTGGGTCAGGACGTGAACAAGGGCTGGCAGCAGCTGGTAAGCGAGTGGAACGGTGGCTCTCAGATCATCGGTTCGGCTCAGGACAAGGTGTATTTCGACCCTGCCGGTAAAGGCGATTACAACACCCTGGATGCCATGGCTTCTGACCTGATTAACAGCACCATCGACCCGGCGTTCCGTAACGACCCGCGCCTGACCGTGATGGTGGGTGCCGATCTGGTGGCCGCTGCTCAGGGCCGGCTGTATCAACAGGCCGACAAGCCCACCGAACAGATCGCCGCCCAGCAGCTGGCCACCAGTGTTGCCGGCCGCAAGGCCATCACCCCGCCGTTCTTCCCGGGCAAGCGCATGGTAGTGACTATTCCGAGCAACCTGCACCTGTACACCCAGCGCGGCACCCGCCAGCGCAGTGCGGCTCACAACCAGGACCGCAAGGGCTTTGAAAGCCAGTACTGGCGCATGGAAGGTTACGCCGTGGGCGAATACCGCGCGTATGCCTCCTTTGATGAATCGGGCGTAGAAATCAAACCCGATCCCGCAAAGGAAAAAACAGAAGAGCAGACAGGTTAACTGAATGAGCACCCCGGCCCAGCGTCATCGTGATCGGCACCGCGCCCGGCAGGCGGCAGAAAAAGCCGCCACCACCGGCCAGGCTACCGGCGACATTGCCCACAGCCTGCACCTGCAGCTGCTGGCACTGGAGCAGGACGAAAAGCGGCTGAAGACACTGGATCGCATCAGCGACAAGGTGGCCCTGAAACGCGAACTGCTGCCCAAGTACCGCCCCTATGTGGAGCAGTACCTGGCTGCGGAAAAGAGCCACCAGAACCCGCTGTTTGCCACGCTGATCGTCTGGCTGTTCGACCTGGGTGAATTTGAACAGGCACTGGACTGGGCCGAAGTGGCCATTGCACAAGGCCAGCACACGCCCACCCGCATGAAGCGCGACTTCCCCCACTTTGTGGCGGACACCGTGCTGGAGTGGGCCGAGCAGCAGGCTGCCGAGGGCCAGGCCGTAGAGCCCTATTTCAGCCGGGTGTTTGCTCATGTGGCCAAAGACTGGCGGCTGAATGAAAAGCTCACCGCCAAATACTTCAAGTTTGCCGGGCTGCTGCTGTTGCGCGACGCCACCGGTGAACCCAGAGCCAGCGCCGTGAGTGACCCGGATGTGCTCGATAAGGCCGACGCCCTGCTGGCGAAGGCACACGAATGGGATCCGGTGGGTGCCCAGGTAAAAACCCACAGGAACAGAATTGCCATGCGCCTGCGGGCGCTTGAGCAAGACTAGCTCCACGCCGCCGCGCCCCGGCGGTGCGGGAACAGCCAAGGCAATGCCTTAACGCTGTTGCCCAACACCGTGGCCAGGGGCGCACCTATTCACATGGAGGCCGTATGTTTGGATGGCTTAAAAAGCGGAAAGCTAGCAACAAGAAGCAGAACTCAACGGCTCAGGCGAAGCGCCCAGCTGACCGTGCGCATCGCACCATTGCCGAAAACCACGATGCTTTCGTGGCTCAGCAACATAACCTGAATAACCAGATGATGCTCCATTCCGTGATCGCTGATGAAGCAAGTCGAATGAGCCAGATTAGCACCACCCACCATCACAGCCATTCAAGTCATGGCTGCTCAGATAGTGGCGCTTCCAGTTCTTATTCATCATCTTCCAGCTGCTCAGGTGGTGGCAGCTCAAGCTCATCTTCTAGCTGGGACTAAGCCTTATGTTCAGCGGAAACAGCACCGATTATCAGCAGAGCACCATCACCAACGATGGTTTCTGGCCGGACATTGAAGTGGGCGACTTTGAGCGTGACCGCGCTATGCCCGCCGATCTGCAGCCTGCCACTGTGGCTGCTGCGGTGCTGTCTGCGGTGGCCCAGGTCAACCTTGAGCTGGTGTTTACCAAATCAAGGCTGCTGGCCGAGGGGCACGGCAATGCCGCCGCCGTGCCCGGCCCTTCCGTGGGCACCCAGAACATGCTCACGGCGCTTTATCGCCAGGCGGTGTTTGCCCGTGCCAAGGCCGATTTGGTTACCGAGGCCGGCAGCCTGAGCCAGCGCGACACCGGCAATAACCAGGCTACCCAGAGCGGCGATGTGCGTGCCGCCCTGCTGGCCGAAAGCCAGCAGCATATTCGGGCTATCAAGGGTGCTCACCGCTGCGGGATTGAATTGCTATGAGCCAGGGCTACTACCTGCACCAGCTGAGCACCGCCATCAAGGACGTGCTGCCGGCCAAGTGCCGCAAGGATTTTGATGCCTGGATGCAGAACGGCACCCTGCAGCTCACACCCGAAGACGGCGGCACCGGTGTGGAACTGGCCCGGCTCAACTACCAGGCAGTGTTTATGGTGGAAGACCTGCCGTTCCGCGAACTGAACCCGGCTGAAGTGCTGGCCACCGTGGCCGCCTGGCTGCAGGACCACGACACCGACCGCGAACGGCTGGAACTGCCTGACCCGGATTATGACGTGGAGCCGATCGACGAGCACAGCGCCGACCTCACCATCAGCGTGCTGTTTTCCGAGCCCCTGCTGATGGTACCCGATGCGGCTGGCCCCATCCGCTACGGCGGCGAACGCTACCGCCTGGCCCCCTACGAGATCTGGGTGGCGGAGTACGGCAAGTTGTGGGTGAACGAAAACGGCCCTTGGCCGCTGGTAGGTGATGCGTGATTGCGTTTGACCTGAAAGGCGCTGTCTCTGTCGCCGACCGGCTCAGGCTCGCCATGCTGCCGCCAGATCGTCGGGAGCGTCTGCTGAACAAGGTCATGCGTCAGGCCGTTAAGGACGCCAAGGCAAACCTGAAGGCCCAGAAAGCACCGGATGGCCAGCCCTGGCCCAAACGCAAACAGGGCCGGAGAAAAATGCTCAAAAAAATGGGCCGGGGACTGAGGGTAGACACCAATCCGGATCAGGGAACCGCCCACTGGAAGGACCGGAAAGCCGGGCAAACCGCCTTCAAACACCAGTACGGCCTGCCGGAGATTTATACCAGGGCCAAAGCCCGTAAACGCAGCGGTAAATCGAAAGAAGCTGCCGACCAGGACGGCCCGGCTACCCGCCACCAGGCACGGTTACTGCGTCAGCTGGGATACACCATCACCGTGGGCAAAAGGGTGAAGCGTACCCGCAAGCCAGGACTGGCCTGGATACAAAAAAACATGAGTTATGAGCAGGCCGGCCAGACCCTGAAGATGCTGATTGCCGAGAAACGCAACCAGCGTGCAGGCAAAGCCAGCTGGGAAATCAAGGTGCCGGCCCGGCCCTTTATTGAAATCGACAAGCAGCAGGTGCTGGACGCCCTGGCCGCTGAACTCAACCGCAGAGGTTAACATGACCCCAAAAATCCAGATTAACAACCTGAACCAGATGCAGGGCCCCACCGAAGAGGTGGAGCGACATTTCCTGTTTGTGGGTCAGGCCACCAAAAACAACGGCAAGTTGCTGTCCATTAACACCCAGTCAGATCTGGACGATCTTCTGGGCGTCAACGCCAGCCCGATGAAAACCAACATCAAGGCCGCCATGCAGAACGCCGGCCAGAACTGGAGCGCCCATGCCCATGCGCTGGCTCTGGGGGAAGACTGGACCGCCGCCGTGCTGGCTGCACAAAAGGTCGCGTCCTTTGAAGCCGTGGTACTGCTGGAGCCGGTGACCACCGCCGAGCAGATTAATGCCGCCCAGGCTCTGCGCAACCAGCTGATTGCCACCTGGGGCCGCTGGCAATTCATGATCCTGGCCACCAACGGCATTGTGACCGACGGCGCAGAGCCCCAAGACTGGCCCGCCTATGAAGCCGACATGGTCGCGCTGGCCGATGGCATTGCCGCCGACGGCGTGATGCTGGTGCCCCAGTTACATGGCAACAACGCCGGCGTGATGGCCGGCCGTCTGTGCAACCGCGCGGTGACCGTGGCCGACACTCCCATGCGAGTGAAAACCGGGGCCGTGGTCGGCCTGGGGCCGGTACCGGTCGACAGCAACGGCACCGAGCTGTCTCTGGCCACCCTGCAGACCCTGGAGGCTGCCCGCTATTCCGTGCCCTGGTGGTTCCCGGATTATGACGGCGTGTACTGGGCCGACGGCAACATGCTGGACGTGTCCGGTGGTGACTACCAGGTAGTAGAAAACCGCCGTGTTGCCGACAAGGTGGCCCGCAAACTGCGCATCCGCGCTATTGGCCGCATTGGTGATCGCCAGCTCAACAGCACCCCGGGCAGCATTGCCGCCGCAAAGCTCTACTTCATGCGCGATCTGCGGGTCATGAGTCGTGGCGTAACCATTGCCGGTGTCACCTTCCCCGGCGAAGTCATGCCGCCTGAAGATGGCGACATCGCCATTGAATGGCTGAGCAAGTACGAGGTGGCCATCTACGCCATGGCGCGCCCCTACGACTGCCCCAAAAAAATCACTATCAACATCATCCTTGATCTCAGCAACCCGGGAGACAACCAATGAGCCGCCGCATTTCCGGTATGAACTTTGATGTGGAAATCCTGGGCACCATGATCCACGTCGAGAAAGCCACCGTCACCATCAACGACAGCACCGCCGCTGCCCAGACCCGGGGCATTACCGACGGTTACGTGGATGGCGACGTCACCGCCGACGTGGAATATGAGCTGGATACCAAGAACTTTAACCTGCTCAGTGACGCGGCCGCCAGTGCCGGTTCGTGGCGGGGTATTGATCCCCATGATGCGCTGTTTTACGCCAAGGCCGACAAAGAAGAATTCCGCATTGAAGCCTTCGGCATCAAGCTGCAGATCTCCGACCTGCTCGACATTGACGGCAAGGGCGGCAGCAAGCAAGTGCACAAGATTAAGGGCTTCGTGACCGATCCCGAGTTTGTGCGCATCAACGGCGTGCCCTACCTCTCCGCTGACGATACCCGTCATCTGCTGGGTTAACCGCCATGGATGTGATTGACCGCGCCAATGACATGAGCGACTGGCTGCTGGCTCAGCAGCTGGCCGCCCAGACCGGCCACCACTGCACCGCACCCAGTCGCCACCAGTGCGAAGAGTGCGACGACCCCATCCCCGAGGCCCGCCGGGCAGCCCTGCCCGGTGTGACCCTGTGCGTGGGCTGCCAGACCCTGCTGGAGAACAGACGATGAACAAGACCCCCTTTGAAAACCTGCACTTCACCCGCCGTGAGTTTGCCTGCAAATGCGGCTGTGGTTTTGATGCCGTGGACGCCGAACTGCTGGGCGTGCTGGAGCAACTGCGCCGGGACCTGGGCAGCCGTCCGGTGATTATTACCAGTGCATGCCGCTGCGACCTCCATAACCGCCGGGTGGGCGGTGCCAGAAACAGCGTGCACAAGCTGGGCAAGGCCGCTGACATTCGTGTGAAAGGCCTGCTACCGGCTCAGGTGGCTGACTACCTGGAACGCACCTACCCGGGCCGCTACGGCATAGGCCGTTACGCCACCTTCACCCACATTGATGTGCGTGAGACGCCGGCGCGCTGGGGCAAGAACTAAGGAGCCGCCATGAGCGACTGGAAAGACATTGCCACCACCGTGGGGCGCATTGCCGGCACCGTGGCCCCGCTGCTCTCCGGGCCCGTGGGCGTAGCCGCCACCATCGGTGCCCAGATTGCCGGCGTACTCGGCACTGATAACCGGCCAGACGCCGTGCAGCGTGAGCTGGTGCAAAACCCCGAATCGGCTCTGAAGCTGCAGGAATGGGCTTACCAGGAACGGGAGCAGATCCGTCAGGCCAACCTGAAGCTGGTGGAGCTGCACATGAAGGAAACCGAAATCTTTCTGGACGACGTGCAGCACGCCCGCCAGCAACACCGGGAAAACCCGGTGCCTGCGCGGTTGACCATGGCCCTGGCCATCATGGTGGTGGCACTGACCGTAGGGCTGATGGCCATGCCGGTGCCCGATGGCTCCAAAGACGTGGTGTTTTACCTGGCCGGACAAATCGTGACCGCTTTCCTTGCCGCCGTCACCTACTGGCTGGGCAGCTCCCGGGGCAGCGCGGAAAAACAAAAACAAATCGACCGCATTGCAGGAGGCCACCTTGGAGCAAGTACCCGACTGGCTGGGCGTGGGGATCTCACTGGGGCTGCTACTGGCCGCCGTGCTGACCCCTATTCTCAGTAGCCTGAGCGGCAAGGTACACAAGAATCAGGTCGACAACGCCAACCTGCGGGCCCATGTGGCAGAGAACTACGCCACCAAGCCCGAACTGAAGGAAAGCGTCGACCGCATTGAAAAGCGCATAGACGACGGCTTTACCCGTCTCGACAAAAAACTGGAGAACATCAAATGAGCAAGCAAATCATCACCCTGACCGTTAACGGCACTGATCTGGCGTTTGAGCCCACTACTCAGGCGTACAACAAGTACATCAATGAACTGAACATGGATGACAAGGTCGCGCCGGCACACAACTACCTGAACCGGGTGGTCACCGCCGACAGCAAAGACGCTCTGGCCAAGCTGCTGAACCTCACCGGTGCCGGCCTCAAGATCGCCGCAAAGGTGAATGAAGCGTTCGTCCCCGAGCTTGAGATCAGCATAAAAAACTGACCCGTCGGGTTAACGCGATAGAGGGCAACCAGCTGGAGCAGGTGCTGGCACTGCGCCGCCACTACCTGCCCCACGAACCCGACGATGAAGAAGCCCTGGCCCGGGCCATCTGGCTCGACAAACAGCACTGGGACAATACCGGCAACGCCATCGCAACAGGCATAGCAAAGGCATTTAACGGCACATGAAGCACCTGGAACAATTAATGCTGACGGTGAGCCTGGTCGACAAGGTCACCCGGCCCATTCAGGGCATTAACCAGCAGATCAAGCAAACCGGAGAGCTGGGCCGCCAGAACATGGATCGCATCACCGAAGGGGTCACCGGCCTGGCCGCCTCCGGTTTTGCGTTGTACCAAGCGCTGATGCCCGCCATCGAAATGGACCGCGCCCTGGGTGAAGTAAAGTCCCTGGGCGTGATTCAACAGGATCTCGATACTCTCAGCCAGACCGCCACCGACTTCTCCATTGAGTTCGGCAAGTCGGCCACCGAGTTTATCGGGGCAGCGTATGACATTAAGTCTGCCATGGGGGATCTGTCCGGCAACGAGCTGGCCGGCATTACCGAGTCGTCGGCCGTGCTGGCCGCCGCCACCAAGGCCGACACCGCGACGATCACTGCCTACATGGGTACCATGTATGGCGTGTTCAAGCAGCAGGCCGATGCCATGGGCCGGGATAACTTCGCCGCCATGGTGGCCGGCCAGACCGCCCAGGCGGTGGAGTCCTTCAAGACCACCGGCCAAGGGATGGCCGATGCGTTCAAAGGGATCCAGGCTAACGCGACTTCTGCCGGCATTGCCATGCACGAACAGATGGCCGTACTCGGTACCCTGCAGGCCACTATGTCCGGTGGGGAGGCAGGCACCAAATACAAAGCATTTATCAACGGGGTAGGAGCTGCCCAGGACAAACTCAATATGAGTTTTGTGGACGGCAACGGCAACATGCTGGGCATGGTGCAGATCCTGCAGAAGCTGAAAGACAAATTCGGCGACACCATCACTGTGGCCGAGTCCGACGCGATTAAAAAAGCCTTTGGCTCTGACGAAGCGGTAGACCTGGTGAAAGCCCTGATGCCGCAAATCGATGGCCTTGCACACAGCATCGATAACGTGGGCAAACAGACCGGCATGGACAAGGCCACCCAAATGGCCGGGGCCATGACCGACCAGTGGCAACGACTGGAACACGTCTGGTTTGCCCTGCGTGCCGGTGCCGGAGCCAGCGTGCTGCCCACCATCAATGCGGTGGTAGAGTCCATCGCTGACGGCATGGCCGTGCTGGTGGAATGGACCGACATGTTCCCCCACCTCACTGAAGCAGTAACCTGGACCGCCATTGGCCTGGCCAGCCTCACGGCCGTGGCCGCCAGCTGGACCCTGCTCAGTGCCATCGGCGGCAGCATGTCGCTGTTCTTTGGCCGCAGTATCAGCCTGTTGCTCAGCCCGCTTAAGCTGGTGCGTATGGCCATGGTGGCCATGCGTCCGGCACTGATTGGCCTGAACTTTTTGATGATGGCCAACCCTGCAGGCCTGATGATTGCCGGCATTGTGGGTGTGATTGCGGTGCTGGGAGCAGCAGCCATTGCGGTTTATAAGTTCTGGGAACCCATCAAAGCCTTTATCAGCGGCTTTATTTCCGGCTTTACTCAGGTGGCCGGGCTCAGCGAGCTGTTCGCGCCCTTTGTGGGGCTGTTCCGGTTGTTTTCTGCCGTACTCGGCTGGATTGGTGGCCTGCTGGCCGATCTGTTTGGCTGGTTCACCGCCTTGATTGCGCCGGTGGAAATGACCACTGAACAGCTGGACGGCTTTGCAGAAGCGGGGCAGACCATTGGCAACGTCTTTGGCACCATCTTTAATGCCATCCTGTTTCCGATCCGCATGGCCGGCAAGTTGGTGCAATGGCTGATTGAGAAAATCAACCTGATCCCGGGGATTGAGATCGACCTGAGCGGGGTGGACATGGTCCTGCCGGAAACCCCGGACATGCCCGAGGTTACCCAGCACATTGAGCGAACGGCCGGCGCATTACCCCAGGACGCTGCCACAGCTCCCGCCATGATGCCAACCACGACCCAGCAGGTAAGCCGCCACCTGCAGCCGGTACCGGCAGAGCTGTCTCCGGCCACCCAGCTGGTGAACCGCCAGTGGCCCGACGCCGCCAATACCGCTGTGCCGCCCGTCACCCAGCAGGTGGCCCGTACCCTGCAGCCGGTGCCGGCAGATATTGCCCCGGCCAGCCAGGTGGTCAACCGCCACTGGCCCGAGGCCGCCAATACCGCTGTGCCAGCCGCCACTCAGCAGGTCGCCCGCCACCTGCAGCCGTTGCCGGCAGATGTGGCCCCGGCCAGCCAACTGGTCAACCGCCAGTGGCCCGAGGCCGCCAATACCGCTGTGCCAGCCGCCACTCAGCAGGTCGCCCGCCACCTGCAACCGCTGCCGGCAGAAGTAGCGCCGGCCACCCAACTGGTCAACCGCCAGTGGCCCGACGCCGCCAATACCGCAGTACCCCCCGCAACCCAGCAGGTAGCCCGCCATCTGCAGCCGGTGCCCAGCGATATTGCCCCGCTGAAACAGGAGGTATTACGGACCTGGTACGACGATCTGCAGGTTGAACTGCCGCCGATAACCCAGGAAATACACCAGGTGTATTCCGGTGGGGCCCCGCAGGATATGCCGGCCAATGACGTGCCAGTAGAGTTCCCGCTGTTCAACGCCCCTCACTTGCTGCCAGGCAACAGCACTGAGCCGGTCCCCGACAGCGAGCCGCTGATGGAAAACATTAATGAGCGACTGCGCACCACCCGCGCCCCGGAGTCGATGCAATCGCCGCCGTCCCCCTTGCTGCCGCAGCTGATCAAGGTGGCCGGCCAGAACAACGGCAAAACCGTGCATTTTGGTGATGTGCATATCAAGAACGAACAGGGCATGAGCCCGCAAACCCTGGCGGAATGGGAGGAACTGCAATATGGCTTCTGAACGGCTGTATATCGATCTGCTGGTCGAAAATGGCGGTCTGGTGCTGGATGCCGGCGCACAGCCGGTCACCACCGACAACCGCCACAGCATTGGCCAGGACATCAAGCACGCCATTATGGAATCCGGGCTGGCCCGTGCGCTGATTGGTGAGCGCAGCCCGACCCTGCGCGCCGACGTGCGCACCCAAATACGCATTCTGGTCGAGCAGGATACCCGTATCGAGCCCGGCACCGCCGATGTGCGGGAAGAGACGGCCGACCGCTATCTGCTGACCGCCCGCACCTATGAATTCGGTGATCTGGAGGTGTTCCTGTGAATGCCCGTCCCAAGGTCGACTTTACCCGGCTGGTGGCCGCCGCCGGCATTCCCACCACCACGGAAGCACTGGAGCAGGAGCTGGCCAGGGAAGTGGAGGCCGCCGGCTCCATCATCACCAACGACAGCCGCATGTCCCCGTTCTGGCGGCTGCAGCGCGCCATTGTGGTGAAGCCGGCCATGTGGCTGCTCAACACCCTGCTGGTGGACCATGTGCTGCCCAACTCATTTGCCGCCACGGCGCGGGGCTACTATCAGGATCTGAAAGCCTGGGACGTGGGGCTGGAGCGTAAAGCCGCCAAGGCCACCCGGGGCCTGGTGGAGTTTTTCAAAACCGAGCCGGCCAGCACGGTGACCATTAAGGCCGGTACCACCATCACCACCGAACGTATTAACGGCCGCAGCTATACCCTGGCGGTGGTGGACACCGTCACCATTTCCGCCGGCCTGATCAGCGGCCTGGTGGTGTGTGAAGCCACCGAGCCCGGCAACGCCTGGAACCTGCCCGCCGGCTACTACTGCATTTTGCCTACTGCCGTGAACGGGATTGAACGGGTGGCCAACCCGGTCGACTGGATCACCGAGCCCGGCGACGACGAAGAAGACGACGATGCCCTGGGCCTGCGCATTCAGAACCAGTATTCCGTGGTGGGCCGCTATCACATTGATGCGGTGTACCGCTCCATGCTCGCTGCCGTGGCCGGCATCCGCTCCGATAACATCTTTTTTGAACACGATGCCCCGCGCGGTCCGGGCACTGCCAACGCCTTTATTTTGATGGAAGTGGGCACCACGCCACCGGCCCTGATTGAACGGCTTAACCGCCATGTCAGTCACGATGGCAACCATGGCCACGGCGACGATCTGCAGTGCTTCGCCCTGCCCGACACCCTGCACACCATTACCCTGGACATCTGGCCCCGGGCCTTTCTGGGTGACCAGGAAAAAAGCCAGCTCAAGGCCCGCGCTGAAGCCATGGTGCGCGCCGCATTCCGGGAGACCGCGGATTACCCGAACATTACCCGCACCAAGCCGCTGAGCCGTTTTTCATTCAGCCGGCTGGGTGCGGAGCTGCATGCCGCCCTGCCCGACATTGACACCTTGTCGTTCGGCCAGTCCGACATTAACAGCGCCCAGAGCATTCCGCGCCTGGCCGAACTGACGGTGACCCTGCATGGATAAACATCAGCAACAGGCTCCGGAGCTACCCGAACACAAAGCCCCTTGGTGGATGGACGGCCGGGAACAACAGGAGCCGCATTTTCTGGGCAATGGCCTGAACACCTTCTGGCGCAAAGCCTGGCATTGGCTGCTGTTCCCGCTGCGTCAACTCGACCCGCTGGAATGCAGCGAAAACATTTTAAACGTGCTGGCCTGGGACCGAGGTATTCAACGCTTCAGTAACGAGCCCTTGCTCCTTTACCGCAAGCGGGTCAAGTTCGCCTTTGCCAATGCCCGGGACGCCGGCGACATTGCTGGCTTCAAGCGTATTTTTGAGCGCCTAGGCATTGGCTGGGTAGAGCTGCACGAACGCCAGCCCGGCGTGCCCTGGGACGTGATCATTATCGAGCTGGCCGACCTGGCCCTGGCACAAAACCAGCAACTGCTGCAGGTGCTGATCCAGCATTATGGCCGCACATGTCGCCGCTATCGCTACAAAGTGGTTTACCCGCAACCCCTGCGCCTGCACGCCGCCCGATTCAGCGGCAGTTATCAAGTATTTGGAGCAAAACTAGGATGACCCAAACCGCCATCACCCTCGCCTTTGAAGCATATCTGGCAGAGCAACAGCTGGGCGGTCAGCCCGTGGTGCTGGACGAAATCGTGCTGGCCCATATTCCGGGCCTTGACCTGAGCCAGCCCATCAACCGCGCTGTAGGGTTGCCTGATGCCAGCCAGATTGTGCACCGCCAGAAGGTGGATCAGCGCGGCAAAATCAACGCCAACGGGGTGGCCTATTCCATCGTCATGGATACCAATCTGGGTGACTTTACCTTTAACGCCATGTACCTGATCCACAAAGCTAGCGGCTTGGTGGCCATGGTGGTGCACAAGGCAGAAGAAGATAAATTAAAGAACCTACTGAACCGCCCCGGTAACAGCCTGGTGAAGTCGATGCTGATGGAATACCAGGGCGCCGCTGAGGCCACCCTGACCCATGTGGATGCCGGCACCTGGCAAATCGACTTTACCGCCCGCTTGATGGGACTGGATAAAGACATTCAGCAGCAAGCGCTCGATCATTACGGTGACGCCGCTTTTATTGCAGACGGATTTGCCGTGCGCCCCGGTACCGGCGTAAATGAGTTTCTGGTGACCCCGGGCATGGGATACATCGCAGGCTTGCGTACCGAACTGACCAGCTCGCAGTCCGTAACCGTGGCCCAGCGCCCCGCTGTGCTGTATGCCGATGTATACCACGCCGGCACCCTGCTCTCGGACTGGCACACCCTGGTCACCATTCGGGCCAGCACCACCCCGCTCAGCGACTACGTGGATGAAGCTGGTTACCCGCACTATGTCACCCCGCTGGCGTCTCTCGCCTCCAATGGGACTGTGACCGACCTGCGCGGCCGTGGCGGCCTGTGGTGGCATGAGCACCGCCCCGATGCGCACACAAAAGACCAGGTCGGGCTGGATAAACTGGAAAACTGGAGCTGGAGCCACAGCTACACCGATGCCGCCGGTGGTGCTACCAAGTATGCCACCAGCAAAGCCGTGGCCGATGCATATAACAAGCTCAACAGCATCAAGCTCAACGCCTCCCAATACACCGCTGCCGATGTGCTGGCCAAGATGCTGACCGTGGATGGTATTGGCTCTAAGCTGGATACAGAATTTCTGGGGGGGAAACCCAGAGACTGGGTCCGGCACTGGGATAACCTGCTGGGTAAGCCGGCCACGTTTCCACCCTCAGCCCATCATCATGACGACCGCTATTACACGAAGGCACAGGGAAATGCCCGGTACGCAAGCATCGTGCATGACATTAAAAACGCCACGCATTTGGGCACCAGTCACCTGGATACCATTACTGATCACGGTGTTTTCTATCAACCGATGAACGCGAATGCGACAGCAGCCCGGAAATATCCGGCACAGTATGCGGGCACCCTGATCGTCACCGAGGCCGCCGGCGTGGTGCAGACCTATATTCCCTATCATGGATATAGCGCCATTATTTATACCCGGGGATTTTATAGTGGTAGCTGGTCTGAGTGGTCGGCCACCTACTCCACAAATCACAAACCCAGCAAGGCCGATGTGGGCCTGGGGAGCGTGCCCAACTATCCCGCTACCAGCAGTGTCAGTGATGCGAGTAATAGCAAGTTTGCAACGGCAGGAGCCGTCAAGTCCGCCAATGACAACGCCAATGGCCGGCTGCCTAAAAACGGGAAAGCGGTAGATTCAGCCAATTTGAATGGAGCAACTGACTCAACAGGAGAAGAGCCGAACACCATAGCAAAGCGTAACACCTCCGGCGATATTCAAGCCCGTCTGTTTCGCTCTTCTTATGGTGCATCCAATACGAACGTGAAATACATCATGACCCAAGTAGATCAAGGGTCTAACAACTTCATTCGCCCAACAACGCCGGCGCATTTCCGTGCTGCAGTCACAGACCCGCACTATGCCCCCAAAAGCCACAAACACCACTGGGACCAGGTCACTAACAAGCCGGCCACCGCCCTGCGCTGGCCAAAGTGGGGGGAAATAACGGAAAAACCCAGCCTGGGCAGCCAACTGATTGCCGAAGTGCGCAGCGGTTCATCTGAAGCATATAGTGGCAATGGTATGTATACGGAAAAGCGCTCAAATTACCTTAAGCACGACTTTACACCCGAGGAAGGCGCAACATATCAAATTACAGCAAAAATATGTGTCGGGTATGCCACTAGTTCGAATGGCCTGCGTGATATTGATTTTTACACCTGGCTTGATGTGAGTGGATCCCAGCTCGACAGGACAACTGAGGACTTACTGTCTGAGCAAGGGGAAGGAAGGACACTCAACCTCACCTACACCGGCCCAATCACCCCTGATGTTGATGGAGTAGCCAGGGTCCGCATTGGCTTTAAATGTGGCGGGGGCGATAACCCCGGAAATTTTGTCGATCTGGTTCTGTGGGGAATAAATGTGACAGACCCCCATACATGGAGCCCTTATCAATCAGGAAACCGCACAACTACCAAGTCCGTCCTTACGATTGTGAAGCTATGACCATGACCAAATTTGCACGAGTTGACCCAACCAATACCGAGCCGCACCCCATTCTGTGCCTTCTTTCTGGCCAGATTGAGGAATCAGCAGACATCCTGCCCTGCGAACCCGAAGTGGATACAGACTGGTGGTATCACCCAAGCACCGACGAATTCAGCCCACCGCCTGAGCTGGTTCCGGAACTGTCAGAGGTCATCGAAAACAAGATCTACTACATCAACGTCTGGCGCGACATGCAGGAAAAAACCAACCTGCTGTTTGAGCATGCTGGACACACCTGGGATGCTGGCGAACGCTCAAAATCACGCATGGAAGAAACACTCGCCCTCGCCGATGCCACCGGTACGTTGCCGGAGGGTTTTTTCTGGACGACCGCCGACAATATCGATGTACCCATGACCACTACTCAGCTGCAGGCACTGGCCAGTGCCATGGCTGCAGCTCGTGGCCAGCGCGGTTTTGACATTCATGCCCGGCAGCGACAGATGAAAGCAGAGGTTGCGGCCCTCACTGCCGTGGCTGACGTTCAGGCCTACCTAGTGGGCTGGGCTAAGGAATGAGCTGGTCCCGTACTTCCCTGACCTGGCCGGCCAGCGCCGACGATATTGCATCAAAAGCGGATGTCGTATTGTCCCGCGTGGCCACTACTCAACAGCAGGCCATGGCAACGCTGAGCCAGGCCGCCGAGGCCGTCAGTTTTCGCCCTCACCCATTAAGTGATGACGCCGCCCAGCTGGCCCATCTGCGCGCACTTATCGAGCAGATGCTGGTTACCGGACACCGCATTACGGTGACGCCCTATGATTACGGCGTGGGCCAGGTGGAAAGCAGCGGCAGTTATCTGGCCCCCGGAAACGCCGCCAGCCGCCTGGCAGAAAAGCTGCAGGGTGACAACGCGCCGCCCGGCTCACATGTGCAAGGGCTGCTGGTTACCGCAAACTCTCTGGCTGAATTTGCTGATGCGCTGACCGCACTGACGGCCGTGCTGCCCATTCCGGAGCTGTGCGCCTGTGCCCGGCGCAGCCATGCAGAAAACACCAATGCCCAGGAACGTATGCAAACCCCCACCGGCAGTGCCACACCCAAGTGGGTACCGGGCCGGCATCTGTTTGAGCCGTTGCGCTCAACCGTGGCCATACTGGGATCCAGCGTAGCGCAACTGGAATCACTGGCGGCAGATACCCAGTCCCCCATCAACAAGCTGCAGGCGCTGGCCAGCAAACGGGAAGCCTGGCTGGAGCAACAGAAACAGGCATTGAATGCCCTGAAAACCGGACTGAACGGCAGCCTGTATGCCATAAATGGCTCCGGCGCTGCATCCGGCATTGCGGCCTCGTTATCATCCGGCCTGCCAAGCTACGAGCGGGCACATACCGCCGCTGTGCTGCTGGTATCCGAGCAGCCCATGACGTTTTTCAAGGAGTTGCTGCCATGATCGCGCTCGACGGCGAATTGCTGCGCCTTAAGTCCCCCCGCATCACCCTGAGCATGGAATTCAAGGAAAAGGACACTTCCGGGCAAACATCCAATACCAGCACGGCGGAGCAGGGAGAAAAGGGCAAAGAGCTGCAGGTGACCGGCCTGGTGCCGTTCAAGGATCAGGCCGCCCTGACTCGCCTGTTTGAACTGGCTCAGAGCAAAGAAGACGGTAGCAACCGCAAAATCTACCGTATCGGCTGCGAACTTGCAGAAGCGGTCAAAATTTACCAGGTAAAGTTTGCCGGCCGCATTATGGCTCCCGAGCAGGAAGGACTGCTGGCCTGGCGGGTCTCGTTCACCTTGCGTGAGCACCTGTCGGTACCGGAGAAACGCGAACAACGCGCATCAAAACCGGCGGCCACAGTTGGCCAGGGCACCGCAGGCACCAGCACTGTATCACCACCGCCGGCCGCCCAAGGTGGAGAGCAACGCGAATTGAGCGGATTTGAGAAGATCCTGAAGCGCGCCGACGATGCACTGGCAGGAGACTGAACACAATGAAACTGAATAAACGCATCACCGTGAATGGCCAGGAGGTCCACCTGGTGAATGACAAATGGGTGCTGGAACTGTCGTCAGCCGGTCGCGGTATCGTTACCATCAAGGGCAGTGCCGAAGCCAAAGCGCTGGTGCACTTCGATATGGGCTATGGCACCACCATGCACCGCTGGTTTACCGGTATCGTCACCCGTGCCGAGCCCGCCGATAATGGTCACACCCGGCTGCTGATTAAAGAGTTGTCCTTTGTACTCGGTACCCGTACCACCATGAGCATTCAGCATGCCACTTTTCGCCAGGTAATCACCGAGCTGGCAGAGCAAACCGGGCTCACCTTCGCGCTGCCGGAAGCGGATTATGTGGACACGGCCATTCCCAATTTCACCACCGCCGGTACCGGCGCCCAGCTGCTGGAAAACGCCAGCCGTGCGTTCCAGATCCCCGAATTCTGCTGGTATCAGCAACCCGACGGCAACATCTATGTGGGCAGCTATCAGCACTCGCGCTGGCCATCCCGACCGCTTACGCTGGACGCCGAGCTGACAGACCATCAGGCGGCAGGCAACAGCCTGACCTTACCGGTGATACCCCTTATGCGCCCCGGCGCACTGGTGAACGGCCAGCGCATTACCCATCTGAAGTTTGACGGCGCAGACATGACCCTGCGCTGGCAGGGTAAGCAGAAGACCGCGCAACAGCGGCAAATGGAGCAGGACTTTCCCGAACTGGCCGCCGGCTTTCACCTGCCGGTATTTGGTGTGGTTACCGCCGCGATAGATGCCGCCAGTGCCGGACAGGTGAATGACCCCTTTCGTCCCCGCTACGCCGTGGACGTGCAGCAGTTGGATGAAAACGGCCAGCCCGACACGGCCGTGCCCGTGTTTAAGGCGGTGCCCGTTCCCGTGCTCTTCGGTGGCCCCGAACAGGGGCACTTTCAGTACCCGGTGGAAGGCACTCTGGTCGAAATGGGCTGGGCTTTCGGCAGACCGGACAAACCCTTTATCCGGACTATCCTCGGCACCGGCTGGCACCTGCCCGACATACAACCTGGAGAGCAGCTGCAGCAGCAGCGCGCAGAGGTGTATCAGCGTACTGACCCGGCCGGCAACCACACCCTGGAAACCGACCAGACCATCAGACACCTGGCCGCCCAGCTTATTCAGCAGGCCGACGACTACCAGGGTGAATTTGGCAGCCAGCACACCACGGTCACCCAACACAGCACCGAGGAAATTGCCGGCCGCAAACTCATAGAAGCGCTGGGAGCCATAGAGCTGCTGGCCGGCGACGACCTGACCCTGGCCAGCCTGACCAACCTACAGCAGGTGGCCGCCGGCGAACGGGTCGATGTCACCGGTGCCGACTACCAACACAGCGTTGGCAGCAACAGCACCACCACCATTGCCGGCGACAGCCTGATGACGATCCAGGGCAATAGAACTGCAACAGTGAAGGGTAACGATGCCCTGACGGTTGAAGGAAGTCGCACCACCACCATCACCGGTGACTCCCTACAGACCATCAAGGGAAGAAGAACGGCAACAGTGAACGGCGACGATGCTCGGACAGTCCAGGGAAGCAGCACCACCACCGTCACCGGCAATGCACAACGCACCACCCAGGGCAACACCACCGAACAGACCACAGGCACCCACAAGAGCACCGCAAGGACCCAAGTCATACAGGGTGATAGCATCGTGCTGGGCAATGGTACCCACAACATGCTGGCCCTGATGATCAGCATGATGGCAAACGTGCAGGCCGCCCTGCAGAAGCTCGACGGCCACACACATACCGACGCTGGCCCGCCCAACGTGCAAGGCCAGGTTGCCACCCATGCCAACGCTATCGGCGGCATCAAGAACAACCTGCAGAGCTTCACCGGATAAAGGGTAAAATAAATTAGCGAATATTTTTTGTTCAGCATTGAATCATTTGGAACCATCCCAATATCTATTATGTTGTTTTTTATGGAGATAGAAGATGAGTGCTGAAAGAGAAGCTATTTATGAGCTGGGTGATATTGTGCGTCTAACGGCCGGCGGCCCTGAAATGACAATCAATCAATTAATTTCATCTTATAGTGGCGATCGTAGTTTCTCTGGGAACTACAAAGCCCAATGGTTCGCCGGTAAAAAATTGGACTCTGGTACCTTTCCTGAAGAGTCACTTGAACTGGTTAGAAAAAGAGGCGAGGCCAAGTGAAGGCCAGCGACGTATCAGCCTGGATGATTGCAGCTCTAGAAAAAGAAGGCTGCATCTACCAGGATGATGTGGTCGACTACTTGGTTAAATCGGGGGCGGAGGAACTCTTGAAAGAGAACGCCGACGGTAATCAGGTTCTTGCGAAGCCAGTGTTATCTGCATTCCTCAAATACACGGCTGAGACTGTGGTTTGGGTAAAGCCTGATCGTTACTGGCGGTGGCGAGTACCTGAAGATGAGCCAGGAAGAGAAGCCAGAGGCTGAACGCCTCTGACTCATAGATAACCCACCTAGGCGGCCCAAAGCGGCCGCCTTCTTGTATCCGTACCCCAGCAGCACCCGGGCCGGCGCCGCCACGGCAACCGCCCACGCACGCGCTCGCCCCACGGAAACCGCGCTCCTCCGCGCCCGCCTTCGCGCTTTGCGTCATAAAAATTATGAAATTCTGCGGGTGTGCAAAACCAACCGCCAACCCTCGCTGTTACAGGGATCTGCGGGGGATCTGAGGATCTGCAACCAGTGAAGGAAATTGCACGAAAATGAAGGAATTAGAGCGCTGGCAGATCACCGGCAGGATCGGTAAGGCCCCATCGTGCCTGGCCTTCGTGCCGTTTACGTGGGCACTAGCCTGACACAGGCAAAACACCGGGCCAGCGCAAAGCCGCGCCACGCCTGGGAATCGTGAGAATGGGAATTTCAAATCAGATCAATGGCGTCGCCACTTAAACAGATGCCGCCAAAGTGTCGCCATTAAGGCAAAACCAGAAATATAAAATATTGATTTAAAAGGAATTTAAAGATAAAGGATATTAAAGATGGTTGTAGTTCAGATGTGACAAGCTGCCGCCTCCACCATGCAATGCTCCATCATAAAGAAACCGGCCGGGTTTTTATACCCGGCCGGTTCATTTGGCATCCGTGTGCAGACTTACACCAGCTGAGTATGCACAGACACCTTTCGTCGCTGCGGCTCCCTGTGCGGCAAGACCTGTCTTAGCATGATATAACCACTCACCGCAGCCAGGGTCGAGCCCATCAGAATGCCGAGGCGCGACAGATTAGCCAGCTGGGCCTGGTCGGCAAAGGCCAGTGAAGAGATGAAAATCGACATGGTAAAGCCAATGCCACACAGCACGGATACCGCAAATATTTGCTTGAAGCATACCCCTGCTGGCAACTGGGCATAACCCAGCCGTACCGACAGCCAGCTTACCAGGAATATCCCCATGGGCTTGCCCAGCAGCAGACCCGCCATCACTCCCAGTGGCAAGGCCGAGGTGAGATCTGCCAGCGACAGCCCTTCCAACGATACCCCGGCGTTAACAAAGGCAAACAACGGCAGAATAACAAAGGCGCACCAGGGATGAAGAAAGTGCTCCAGCTGCTTGGAAGGTGAAAAGCGGTGGCCATACAGCGGGATCAGGAATCCGAGGATCACACCGGCCAGCGTCGCGTGTACGCCTGACTTGAGCACTGCCACCCACAGAATCCAGCCCAGCAACAGATAAGGCACCAGGTTACACACCCGGGCCCGGTTCAGCCACACCAGGCCGACAATACCCAGCGCCCCTACTGCCATTGCGGTGAAATCGACACCATGGTTGTAAAACAGGGCAATAATGATAATAGCGCCCAGATCGTCGATGATCGCCAGCGCCAGCAGAAACACTTTCAGGGTAAGCGGCACTCGCTTACCCAGCAGGGCCATCACCCCCAGGGCAAAAGCAATGTCCGTTGCCGCAGGAATAGCCCATCCGCTCTGATTGGCCGGTTCACCCAGGTTGATGAACATAAACCACAGTGCCGGGAACACCATGCCGCCGATAGCCGCCAGCGCCGGAAACATGGCTTTTTCACGGGTTGAAAGCGCGCCTTCCACCATCTCGCGCTTGACCTCAAGGCCGACCAGCAGAAAGAACACCGCCATCATGCCATCGTTTACCCACAGCAGCAGCGGTTTATCGAGATCAAGATCACTGATGCGTAACTGAATACGGGTACCAAGAAATTCCTGATACATGCCGGACAGACCGGTATTGGCCATCAGCATGGCGATCAGGGCGGCAATAATCAGCAGAATGCCACCGGCCGACTCCATGGCCAGGAAGCGTTTAAGCACATGAGACATAACGAGCTCCTTCTCAAAGAACAGCCCGAGTGTAATCAGCTTGTTACAGAGGTAATAATCGGTTGTTTCTGATTAACACCTCGGGAATAACGAAAGAAAGCGCAAAACGCCTTATAAATTCCGATGAATATAAAATGTTAAACTAAAGTATAGCTTTATTTACAAACAAAAATCTGTCAAATGGCAACCGGTGCTTTTATATGAGGGTGCGGAAGGTATTCTTCCAGAATAAAATCCTCATAAACATAATCAAACAGTGAATCCGGGCGGCGTGCCAGCCGCATCACAGGCAAGGCTCTCGGCTCTCGGCTCAGCTGCAGACGGGCCTGCTCCAGGTGGTTACTGTAGAGATGCACATCCCCTCCACTCCAGACAAAGTCTCCCGGCTCCAGCCCAGCCTGCTGAGCCATCATCATGGTCAGCAGCGCATAGCTGGCAATATTAAACGGCAGCCCCAAGAAAACATCACAGCTGCGCTGATACAGCTGGCTGGATAACTTGCCGTTGGCCACGTAAAACTGAAACAGGGCATGGCAGGGCGACAAGGCCATTTTATCCAGTTCCCCCACGTTCCAGGCCGAAACAATAATGCGGCGGCTGTCCGGGTTGGCTTTAATGGTCTCCATGGCCTGGCTTATCTGATCGATTACCCGGCCATCAGCGGCTTCCCAGCTACGCCATTGCTTGCCATACACAGGACCCAGCTCGCCGTTTTCATCAGCCCATTCATCCCAGATACTGACGCCATTTTCCTTGAGATAGGCAGTATTGGTATCGCCATTCAGGAACCACAGCAGTTCATGAATAATGGATCTGAGGTGACATTTTTTGGTGGTGACCAGCGGAAAGCCGTCGGCCAGATTAAAGCGCATCTGGTGTCCGAATACCGACAGTGTACCGGTACCGGTGCGGTCTTCTTTGTGTTCACCGTGATCCAGAATATGTTGCATCAGTTCGAGATAGGCTTTCAT